GTTTTTATACTGGGGAAAGTAAATCTAATTACGATTCTAACTACGATAAGATTTTTAATAAAAAAATTCTGGAGAATAAAAAATGAAGAAAGTTTATTCTGGCTGTGGAGATATGGAAAAAAGAGTAGGTAAAATGTGCGGTGGTAAAATTCACCGCGATAAAAAATATGGAGGCGGTTATAAGCTTAGTGGAAAAACTAAAAAGGCACACTAATGGCTAATTTTTTAGATGTGACAAATGAAGTATTGAGAGAAATGAATGAAGTTCCTCTTACTTCTGCCAGCTTTGCCTCTGCTAGTGGCATTCAACAGCATGTTAAAGACTGTGTTAATAGAGCTTATTTAGATATTGTTAATGAAGAACCCCAGTGGCCTTTTTTAGCCGTAGATGAAAGCGGAAGCAACAGCAATAATATGTATGGTAATGCCTATGTAGAGACTGTAGTGGGTCAACGCTGGTATACACTTAAGCCTTCTTCCACAAGCTTAACAACTGACTATGGTTACATAGACTGGGATAATTTCTTTTTAACAACTAAAGAAGTTGCAGGGGAGTCTGCTCCCTATACAATGAGTAATCTTTCTTATTCTACTATAGAGTCTTGGAAAGATTTTTCTAGAGTTTCAGAAAATCAAGATGAAGCTGACACTCAAAATTATGGAAAGCCTATTCATGTTTTAAAAAGCCCTGACAACAGAAAAATGGGATTAAGCCCTATTCCAGATAAAGTATATAGGGTTTGGTTTTTTGCTTATACCTTACCAGTAGAGCTTTCTTCTTATGCAGATGAAATCGTTTTTCCTAATACTTATAGATCTGTTCTTTTGGCTAGAGCAAGATACTATGTATATCAATTTAAAGAAAGCCCACAGATGGCTGCATTTTCATTACAAGATTATCAAAGAGGTTTAAAACTAATGAAGCTCAATTTAATGGAGCCCGCTCCCGGTTACTTTAAAGATGACAGGGTGAGATTTATCTAATGACACAGCCTTTTGGTTTAGCCTCTAAAGGCGGTTTGTATACTAGCATAAGTCAGCTAGAAATGCTGGGACAGCCGGGAATAGCAACCATACTCAGAAACTTTGAGGTAGATTCTAACGGCGGCTACAGAAGAATTAATGGCTTTACTCAGTTTGGAGAAAACAACGCAGTCCGTCCAGAGGCTAATGAAATAGTACAAGGTGTTTATCCTTATGCAGATGGTGTTGTTGTTTGCGTAGGCGAAAACATTTACTTTTCTATTGATGGTGAAAGTTGGTTACAAATTAATAAAGCTGCCGTTGCTGGGGCTGGTGATGACTATGCAACCTTTACAGGGAGAGCAGTAGCTACACGAGCCAATCAAGGTCAAACTAGCTTTGTACTTTTTGAAGGATCTACGTTTAAATATGGCGAGTTAATTATTGCAGACGGCGCTAATAAACTGTATTCTTTTAGAATGGAAGGTACTGGAGATATTACAACCCGTACATTTTTTGCTAACGAAATTACTGTAGACGGTACTAACGCTGTTAAATATATTACAATACACGATCATCATTTAATAGCGGCAGGCGTAGAAAATAACTTAAGCACTGTTTATTACAGTGTATATAACGATCCAGATAACTTTACAGGCGCGGGAGCAGGCGCAGTAACAATATCTGACCAAATACGAGGGATCAAAGGGTTTCGAGAAAACTTAATTGTATTCACTCAAAATAGTCTTCACAAGTTAATAAATATTAACGATACTGCAAATATTCGTATAGATCCTATTACTGAAAACGTAGGCTGCATAAGCGGGTATAGTATCCAAGAAATTGGTGGTGATTTGTTGTTCCTTAGTCCAGATGGTTTAAGAACAATAGCAGGAACCGCACGTATTGGTGACGTAGAGCTAGGTTCGGTTAGTAGGCCAATCCGAAGCATCCTAGAAAACATAACAAATAATATTGATATTTTAAGAATTACTAGCACAGTAATAAGATCAAAATCACAATATCGTTTATTTTATTCAGTACCTACCGGCGTTGATGCTACAGCAGATTCTTCGGCTAAAGGCATCATAGCAACTTTAACTACAAATGGGTTTCAATATGCTGAAACGCTAGGTATAAAACCTACGTCTATTTCTTCTGCTTTTACTTCACAAGGAATAGAAAAAACTTTTCACGGAGATGCTGACGGTTATATTTATAATCATGACAAAGGTTTTTCTTTTAATACCGCAGGTGTAGAATCAAAGATTAATGCAGCTTATCAAACTCCTAGTTTAGATTTTGGTGATGCAGGAACAAGAAAAACAGTTTATTATGTAAAGCTTTCTATTAGTCCTGAAGGAGAAGTGCAACCTTCTTTACGTATTAGATTTGATTATGAAGATCCTACAGTAGCACAACCTTTAGATTATTTGTTTGATCAAATACCTTTACCTAGTATTTTAGGAACAGGTCGTTTTGGGACAAGTGTTTTTGGTGCTCCTACTGATCCTTTAGTGAGAAAAGCAGTTCAAGGAAGCGGAAGCACAGTAAGTTTTATTGTTAAAAGCAACGATACTAACGCATCTTATACAGTTAATGGCATGTACATAGATTACAGCCCATCAGGAAGGAGATAAATAAATGGCACAGGGCTACACTAGACAAAGTACTTTTGCCGATGGCGATACTATTACAGCATCATTATTTAATAATGAATATAATCAACTAGAAAATACTTTATTTTACTCGTCTACTAACGAAACTATTACTGGTCATAGGCACGATGGAACCGCTGGGCAGGGTGGTAATATTTTTAAAATTGGCGATTTAGATTTTCTTAATAAAATTGAAGTAGATAGTGTAAATAATAGATGGGGAGTATACGTTGAAGTTGGAGGAGTTGCTACAGAGCAAGTGCGTGTGCAAGATGGAAGTATTGTTCCTGTTACTACTAATGACATTGATCTTGGTACAGGAAGCTTGCAATTTAAAGACTTGTTTATTGACGGTACAGCAAGCATTGATAGCCTCACTCTCTCGTCCGGATCTACTGTCACTGTAATTTTAGATGAAGATGATTTAGTAACAAATAGCGATACGGCATTAGCAACACAACAAAGCATTAAATCTTACGTAGATGCTCAAATAACTGCTCAAGACTTTGACTTTTCTGCAGACTCAGGAGGCGCTTTAAGCATTGACCTAGATAGCGAGTCAATGACTTTTACAGGCGGTACAGGTATTGACACATCTGGTGCTGGTAACGTAGTAACTTTTTCAATTGATAGTACAGTAGCTACTCTTGCAGGCAGTGAGACTTTCACTAACAAGACCCTTACAAACCCAGATATTAATGGTGGTACTATAGACGGTACTAATATTACTGTAGGCTTAGGTACTACTTTAGATGTCTCAGGAGGCACTCTTACACTTGCAGACAACCAGATTTCTGGTGATAAAGTAGAAGGCGGTACTATTGCTGCCACAACTATTACAGACTTAACCTTCGGAAGTCTTAACGACGGCTCAATTAATATAACTGCATTTGTAGATGAAGATACTATGTCCTCTAACAGTGCAACGCTTGTACCTACTCAACAGTCTGTTAAAGCCTATGTAGACTCTCAGGTTACTGGTTCTGTCGTATCAAAAGATTATGGTAGTTCTACAAGCCCTATAGTTTTTACAGTTACAGTAGCTTCAAAAACTTCAGCGCATCCTTACAACGGTGACGGTTTTGGCAGTGCATACTTTTTAAATGGTATAGAGTCTCCAGCATTATCTTTATTAGGCGTAGATAATATTACAAGCTCTAGTGGCTATTACTACAAGTTTGATCAATCTGATGCTTCAAATAGCGGCCATCCATTACGTCTTTACTATGACGCAGCTAAGACTTCAGCGTACACAACTAATGTAACAACTTCAGGAACTCCCGGAAGCGCTGGTGCTCATACTACAATAGCTGTTACATCTGATACTCCTAATATTTTATATTATCAGTGTAGCTCGCATGATTATATGGGTAATCACGCTACAGCAATCACTGCTACAATAGGTACTACAGGAGCTTTAAAACTCCCTGTTGGTACTACAGCACAGCGTCCTACGGCTTCAGCAGGTCAGTTTAGATACAACAGCACAACTGGAGAGTTTGAGGGCTATACTACTGAGTGGGGTGGGATAGGTGGCGGCGCTGCTGACTTACTTCTTAATACCTTTACCGGCAATGGCAGTGACGTAGCCTTTACGCTATCAGGTGCATCAATTGAAAACAACACGTTGGTCTATGTTGACGGCGTCTATCAAAACAAGTCAACCTATACAGTGTCAGCCGCAACACCGGCTATTGTAACTTTCTCTGAGGCTCCTGCAAACGGATCAGCCATTGAGATTATGGTGGCTGCTATTTCAGTGACTGACATAGGCACTCCATCAGATAACACTGTGACTACAGTAAAGATTGTAGACGGTGCAGTAACTACAGCAAAGCTAGCAGACTCTAATGTAACTACAGCAAAGCTAGCAGATACTTCAGTAACAACGGCTAAGATAGCTGATGATGCTGTAGGTGCAGACCAACTAGCTCCTAATGCAGTAGTAACAGATTCTATAGTAGATGACGCAGTAACAGCGGCTAAGATAGCTTCAGAGCCAATTACAGTAGGTATTACGTCTGTTGTTACGGCTACGTCACTCACGGCTACTGTCAACACGCACGTCTATGTAAGTGCGGCTACACAGACCATTACGCTTCCTGCATCACCGACCATAGGGCAAAGAGTCTTGATTACGGTGGGCAACTTTACTGACACAGTGGTGGGTAGAAACGGTAGTAACATAATGAGCAGTGCGACCGACCTCACAATGGATGCAGCATATCTTTCAATTCAATTCATATATACAGACGCAACGCAAGGGTGGGTAATGTCATGAGTAATTTTACAGATTTCGTAGGTAGTGGTGGTGGTGGATTATATGGGGGTGTAATTTTAGAAATACCAATTTTAGAATCCCAAACATGGGTTCCGCCACGAGACGGAACGGTTAATATTATTGCAATTGGCGGCGGCGGTTCTGGTCATCTTTGTACGCCCGGCACAGGTGGAATCGCTCTCGGCGGAGGAGCGGGAGGCTATTGTGCAAAAGAAGGTTTAAGTGTTACTACTTCTGGCTCTTACACAATAACTATTGGCGCAGGAGGAACTGGAGGCTATGGGAATGGCGCTTTACCGGGCGTGGCAGGGGGCAGCACTACAGTTTCTGGTACAGGACTTGCCGCAACTATAACAGCTAATGGCGGCGCTGGTGGCACAGGAACTTCTACTTATTCACCTAGTAGTAATTATGGCACCGGCGCGGCGGGCGGAACAGCTTCGGGTGGAGATGTAAACCGCACTGGTGGTAAAGGTGGTGGTTTTTCCCCGAACGATGTTACCACCGGCACAACAACTAAGTGCGCGACAGGCGGGGGGGCCGTAGCTATCTTAAGTGATGTAGGGTTTCAAGGAGGAAGTTTTGTAAAGACCGGCAGTGCTTTTCCGGGTTCTCTGGTTTA